CCATTATAACAAAAATAAGCATAGCCTCCGAGGCTTCCTATCCGCTTCGGGTGCTATGCTTATTTTGTACCAGACAAAGAAGAATCCCTTACACCGCAGCCACAACTCACACCACAAACAAAATCACAACAGTCACGTTAACAAATTTTTCTCTCTGCCCTTCGTCGCAGTGATAACGAATCACGAAGCTTACCGGTGCAGCGCAAGAAACAGCAGTGGAGCAGCGCGACCCTGCGGGGCCGCGACGCCTCGGAACAGCGACGCGCATGAGCGCATCGCTGTTCCGCAGGCTCTCTGCGTTTTTCGGGAGCGCTCCCGACCAAGGCCCAAAAGCGGCAAAGTTTGCCGTTCTGACACCCGGCCGCGCAGGGTTTCCGAACCGCGCAAAACGCTCCGAGGGTAGTGATACCACCCCCCGTCCGAAACGCCCCTGTTTCGCCGGGTGAGCCGCTGTGTGCGCGGTTAGGAGATGGGGTGGCGTGTGTACCCGCTTTCACCTGCGAAAGCGAACGTGAGCCGTTTGTGCGAGTGTGATTTGAAACCGCGCTGGAGAGGACTTTCCCACGCCGTATGGGACGTAACTTCGGCAGATTGGGCGGTTATCGGAGGAACTTATTTATAGCAGGATATACCGCCGCGCAACTGACAGCATCTACGCGCGGGAAGAGGTCAAAGAAAATCAAGGAAACGGAGCCGAAGCAAAAGAACCTGAATGACAAGAACGCCCGCCGCTACTTCACGCAGACGGCGAACCTGAATTTCGGTTCTGACCCGGAAGCCCTGCACGTTACAGCTACATACAGCGGAAAATATCTGCCCGACACGGTGGAGCAAGCAGAACAGGAAGCAACAAACTTCCTGCGCCGGGTCCAGTACCGCCGAAAGAAAGAGGGCTTGCCGCCGCTAAAGTACATGATCGTTACCGCCTACACCACGAAGCGAAACAGCGAAACCCCCGTTCGTATTCATCACCACATCATTATGAACGGCGGGCTTGACCGTGACGTTGTGGAAGACCTGTGGAGAAAACGCAGGCGCAAGGGACAGAAAAAGGGCGACAAAATCGGCTTTTGTAATGCTGACCGCCTGCAAGCCGATGAAAACGGCATAGCCGCCCTTTGCACCTACCTTGTGAAGCAGGGGTGCGGGAAAAAGCGGTGGAATTCCTCGCATATCGACAGATCGGGAGAAATCACGCAATGGTTGGGCGACGGCTACGCCCTTTATCCTCTGGACGGCCTGCCTATTCTGGACGAAGAAAGTTTCTGCGCCGTGTTCGATATTACCGGGAAGCAACGCGAAAAAATCCTTTTCCGGCACGAGCGCTTGCCGGAACACCTGAACGTCGAGGACGTGGCGGCGGGCGACAAACTGGTTCGGGAGTATGAAACGACCTTTATCAACGGCGGGTTGCGCTTGAAACCGCTGAAAACGAACAACGGCGTTACATTCATTCGGAGCCTGTACCTTTCGCCGCTGGAAGACGTTATCGACATGGTGCAATTCTACGAGCGGACCACGCCGCAGGGCGGTTCGTACATCGTCGCAAAGGCGGGGTTCCTGACGGCGGCGGTCATCATGCCTTATGTCATTAGTAAGAAATTCGCCGACGAACTGGAAGAACTGTCCTATCAATGCCGCCACTTCCTGAACACCCGGAGCGCATTCACCACCCCGGCGGCGGAGGACGAAGAAGAGCCGGACGAAAACCAGACGACCACGTTTGACGCGGAAGCGGCGGAGGACACGGAATGAAAGCCTTTACCGTGTATCAGCCATACGCACACGCAATCGTAGCAGGGGTCAAGCATTATGAAACCCGACCCCGGCGGACGCATATTCGGGGCCGCGTCGCTGTCCACGCCGGGCGGCTGGACGAAGTGCAGGCGACAAAGCATCTGACGAACGGCGAGTTTTGGGCCGTACTGGAAGCCGCAGGCGGCGGCGGAAACCTGCCGCGGGGCGCAGTCATCGGAACCGTTGAAATCGTCGATTGTGTGCCTGTGGAAGAACTTGTGGACAGTTTGGATAACCGGGAACGCCTGTTAGGTGATTATTCGCCGGGGCGGTTCGCGTGGGTGCTTCAAAACCCGGTTATGTTCAAAACGCCCATTCCCGCCCACGGGAAACAAGGGTGGTGGAATTGGGAGGAACCGACATGAAGTGCCGCGAATGTGAATTTGCATCGGTCCACACATACCCGCGCAATGGAAACAGCAACAGCGCCCACGTCGGGCATTTCGGACAGGAAGCGTCTTTCTGCAATCACCCGCAATGCCCGCCGCCGGGTCCGCTATGCTTCCAACGGCGTTCCCGATCTTGGGGCCGACACCATGATTACGAAGTGTTCCGGCGTGTCCGCTGATTTCAGCGGCATTGTTCCGGGTGAAGCTGTCTGGTTGCCCGGTCATATCGGCGTATACATCGGCGGCGGAAAGGTCATCGAATGTTCGCCCGCTTTCAAGAACTGCGTGCAGGTGACGGCGTGCCTGAACATTGGCGCTATTTCCGGCATGAACGGGCGCAAGTGGACGAAGCACGGGAAGTTGCCGTATATCACCTACGACACCGCAGGCGGCGCACAGGACGGCGCAGGAAGCACGACAAAGCCCAGCGGCACAACTACCACCCCGGCGACGCTTGCGTTCGCTGTGGGCGACGTGGTGCGCTTTACGGGCAACACCCATTACACCAACGCGGCGGCGGCAAGCGGCGCGGCCTGCAAGCCGGGAACGGCAAAGGTAACGGCACTTGCAAAGGGCGCAAAGCACCCCTACCACCTTATCAAACAGCCCGGCGGCGGTTCTACCGTTTACGGCTGGGTCAATGCGGCGGACGTGCAGGCCGTCGGGAGCGGTACGACCGCGCCGAAAATGCGCGTCGGTGCAAAGGTGAAGTATTCCGGCCCGCTGTACCGTGACAGCAACGGCGGCGGACAGGGCAAGACCGTAAACGGAACGTATACGGTGAAGTATTACTATCCGGCCCGCAAGTGCGGCGTACACATCGACGGTTTGGGCTGGGTCCCTGAATCCGGCTGTACCGTCATTGGTTGACAGATCGAAAGGAGAAACAGAAATGAACGTTCTTACATTCCTTGCGAAGAATTGGGACAGCGTGCTTGTCATCGTCGCTTTCCTCGCGCTGGTTGTCGTGCTTATCAAGCGCGGCGAAACAAAGATTTTGAAGCAAATCCTTTTCAACCTTGTAACGCAGGCCGAAAAGCAGTTCGGAAGCGGTACGGGTTCCCTGAAATATGCCGCCGTCGCGGACTGGATTTATCAGCGAATCCCGGCGGTGCTGAAACTGCTTTTCACGTCCAGCGATATTGAAAAAATGATCGAAGCCGCTTTGGAGGAAGCGAAGAAAGCATGGGGCGCGAATGAGAATTTGAAAGGCTACATCGACACCCCATCCGTGGAAAGCCTGCTTGTCGGCATCGAAGAACAGGCCGTCCAGACCGAACCCGCAGAAAACTAAACACGTCCGATTCGGACAAAAACGAAAGCCCGTCGGGGGTCATTCCCCGGCGGGCTTTTTTTCGCGCTTTTCGATAAAATATTGTTGTGAAGTTTCGTTCCAGCCCGCGGTTCCGATTATTCGCGGTTCGGCGGTTTGGGTCCCGTCAAGACGCTTGCGAATGGCGTTCTTTGCGTCCGACAATGCCCTATAAATGGGAATGCCGTCCACTTTCCCGGAACAACTTTCGGATTCCAGAAACCAGCCGGATTCAAAAGGAAGAATCCATTCGCCCCGATATATGTAGCAATCAACAATCTTTTTCATAAACAACCAACACATTCTACCACAGGACGGGCGGCGGCTTGCGCCGCCCGCCTTTATCTTATGCGCTGACCGTGGACACGTCAAGCCGGAACGCGAGGTCAAGGACCTTTGCGCGGGTTGCGGCGTTGTGCTGAATGGCCTTTTCCAACGTGGCCCGGACCCCAGCGGGAGCAAGGGACAGACCGTAGGCAATCAAGCTATCTTCCGACGCTTTCAGGACGGAACGGGCGGCGTTCAGTTCTTCTTCAAGCCCGGCGGAAACAATCAGCGCGGCGCATTCGTCGTTCGCCTTTTCAAAGGCCGCGTCATCCTCCATGCAGTAAAGGAATTCGGGAACGGAGCCGTCGGGATTGACAATGCCCTTGTCGGCAATGAACTTCTTTTCGATGGCTTCTTGCTGGGATTCGACTTCCTGCACGCGGGCTTTGGCGACCATATAGGCCCGCTGGAACTTGTTTGCAGTTCTTTTCATGTTCATTCCCCTTTCTTGCGGCGGTAATGGACCGCGGCGGCGATAATCAGCTTCACAACGGCAACAGCGATCAGGAAGATTCCGAGTTTTTCAAGCATGGTTGACAGTTCAGAAGAAAAAGTGTATTCTATGGGTGGGCGGTGAACCCGCCCATAGAATACGGGGTTTCGGCTTACGTCAGCTTATCAATTATCAGCAACGCAAGCCCTACCAGAAAGTCCACGATTGCGGTTATTACGATGGTCCGAACATCGACCCGCGATTTCGTGGGCTTTTTCTTTTTCTTCTTCACCTTGTCACCTCCTTTCTTTATGCTCTTATTATATACTAACGTTAGTATAAAGTCAATAGGGAAAATGCGAAAAAGCAGAAAAATTTTGCGCCGTTGCGGTAGATACAGCGGCGCGAAAAGCGGAGCGGCGGAAACCGCCGCCCCGGTAAAGCGTCAGGCGACGAACACACCCAACGGAGAACCGCCGGGAGAGCGCCACCCGCGGCGGTGAATGTCGGACAGGCGGACACGTTCAGGAGCCTTTGCGCCGTCATACAAGACCATAGCGAAAACACCGCCGTGAAAGAAACGGGTATCAGGCAGGCTAACAAAGCCGATGACGGTTCCGCCCTGCGGAGGATAGCAAGCACCGCAGACACGTTCGACGCGCTGACCCACCATAACAACAACGGTGTTCACGTCGGCGGGCTGGACGATTTCAACGCCGCAGGACGTTTCGGCGGCGGCTTCCTCGACGCTGGGTTCCTCTTCCGGCTGAACCTCGTTTTCAGCACGGAAGACCGGGGCCATAGAATAACGTTCGGGAATGATATATTCGCCGCGTTCATCGAAGAACAGCTTTGCGCGGCGGGTCTTGCCGTTACGCTCGAACGTCACCGTCTTTTCGGTGCGCTTGATAATCTTGATGGTGAAAATGCAATCGTGATTGCAGGCGCTACGGTCAAAATATTCCTTGCCGATCTCGAACTTTTTCATATTGATTACCCCCATATATAAAACCAGAAGTTGAAGTGTCATTGTATGCCGTGTCGGTTCCCTTTTCGTGTCAGCCCGTAAGGTTGGCTGTTGTCGAACTCTACGCCCCGACAACCGGGCGGCTTTGGTTTCCCTTTCTGATTATGATTATATACTAACGTTAGTATAAATGCAAGTTGGAATGATGCACAAATATACTAACGATAGATTGTACGTTTTTTATACTTGCGTTAGTATAAACAGCGTGATAAAATGGACAAGTAAAGGAGTGGTGACAATGGCAAGCAAATATGGAAACCCACGCGGGCAAGCCGCGACAGACGCGAAGCGGAAATACAACAGCAAAAACTATGACAGGATTTACCCGTATGTAAAGAAAGGCAAGAAGTCCGTATATCAGAGAGCGGCAAAGGCAAGCGGGTTTGATAGCATAAACGATATGATCGAATCGCTGATGGACGAACGGGCGGCGGCGGTGTTGGGACTGTCGCCGGAGCAGTTCGCGGCAGAGGTTCAGGCCGCGGCAGACGCGGAACAGGAAAAGGCATAAAGAAAGCGGCGGGCGATGCGCCCGTCGCTTTTGCTTTCCTGCTGTTCAGAACTGTTCGTATGTATAGCCGCCGTTTTCGTCCAGCGTGATAGCGCCGTAATCTTCAAGAATAGAACCGTCGGTATCTTGCTTCCCGTATGTACCGACATAGTACATAGAACCGGGGAAACAAATACCCGTGCCGTCATCACAAAGAATTGCAACCCAGTTGTAGCCGCTGTCCTTGACGACGGTTTCAACGAATTCTTTGTAGTTTTCTTCCGTAATGGATTGAAGCTGTGCTTTCGTAATGCGGATATAGGCGTATTCACCGATTTTGTCGCCGGAACCAGTTTTCACGTCCTTTACAGTTAAGTCATAGTCCATCAAGACGTTGTGTTTGTGATATTCAGGGTACAGCATATCACGCCCAGAATAGACGGTTTCAACCGCACCGTCAGAAAGTACAACGTCGAGGGATGAACCGCCGTAATAGACGGTATACGCGCCCTTGCTTTCGGAAATGCTTGTAATCTTCCCATCAAGGCCGCAGGAAGTCAGAATGATAAAGACTTCATCGGCCTGTTCGGGAGTGATTTTCATATCCGCCCGAATGGTGTTCATGGCATCGGGGTAAAAATCATACTGCGCCGTCAGTTCCTCCGATTTGGGCGTGTCCAGATCGACAAGAGCGCCGCCGCAGGCGGAGAGGGACGCGGCAAGCACCGCCGCAAGGACAAGAGATAGAACCTTTTTCATGTGGAATCCTCCGTTCTGCCGCCCAGCGTCCGGGCGGCTTGCGTTATTTTCAAAGGCCGGGACCATTGCTTTTTCTGGATTCTGACCTTTAACACAATTATCAACGCTTATTGTGTTAAAGTCAAGAAAAATGCAGACCTTTAACACAAAAGGAGGAATCGGCGGCTGAAGATATACGACTACAAGGGACGAAAGAACCTTTGCGGAAATCGCGTCAAAGAAGCACGCGCCCGGCTGAATATCACGCAAACAGACCTTGCGGCGCGTCTACAAGTTGCAGGAATTACAATGGAGCGGGACAGCGTAAGCAGAATTGAAATCGGGACCCGCTTTGTGACCGATTATGAACTTGCGGTGCTTGCGAAGATACTTGGCGTATCTATGGAATGGCTGACAGAAAATGAGCAATAGTTTTTTATACTTGCGTTAGTATAAAAATATTGTTATAATCTTTTTGCGGGGAACCGCTGAAAAGAGGAACAAAACCCGCCCGGCTTGATAGCTTGGGCGGGTTTCGCATTTTGGGAGGTTATAGCATGGGGCATTGTTTCAGTCATTTACAGCTTACAGATCGACGGAAAATCGAATACGGTTTGAACCGCGGCGATACGCCGAAGCAGATTGCGGCGGAACTTCATGTTCATGTCAGCACGATTTATAGAGAAATCAAACGCGCCCGTTGGGAGCATCTGGACGGCGATACATGGATTATGGAAGACCGCTATAACCCGGACGGAGCAGAAAAAAGATACCGTGAAAATCTTGCGGCGAAAGGTGCGCCGTTGAAAATCGGAAACGACCATGAACTTGCTGACTATTTGGAACGCAAGGTCATCGAAGAAGACCGTTCGCCTGCCGCGGCCCTTGCTGACATAACGATAGAGGGCCGGACATTCAAAACCTCTATTTGTGTCAGCACTTTTTACGGTTACATTGAAAAGGGTGTGTTTCTGAACCTGACAAATAAAGACTTACCAGAAAAGCCAAAGCGGAAGCGTCCATATCATAAAGTTAAAACGACGAAACGCGCACCGCGCGGAGAGAGCATAGAAAAACGCCCGGAAGTGATTAACCAGAGAATCACTTTCGGGCATTGGGAAATGGATACTGTATATTCTGGCAAGGACGGTTCGTGCGCCCTGTTGGTGCTGACGGAACGCCTATCACGAAAAGAAATTATAGAGAAAATGCGCGACAGAACCGCAATCAGCACCGTTCGCGCCTTGAACCGTATTGAACGGAGGTTCGGGGCGCTGTTTCCGCGCGTGTTCCAGACAATCACCGTAGACAACGGCGGGGAGTTCTCCGACGTGAAGAGCCTTGAACGGTCTATCCTACGGAAAGGCAGACGAACCAAAATGTATTATTGCCACCCATACACAAGTTGCGAACGCGGGTCAAATGAGTGTGCAAACAAAATGATTCGGCGGAAATTCCCGAAAGGGACTGATTTCAATAAGGTCAGTCGAGCGGAAGTAAAGAAAGCCGAAGAATGGATGAACAACTATCCGCGTGAAATATTGGGCTGGAAAACTGCTGAAATCGTGTTTGCGGAATGCCTTGAAGAATTGGCGCGGGAAGCCTGATTATATTTTTTTATATTTTTTTCGCATTTACTATTGACATTTCCGAACTTTTTGAAAGCGGCGGCTTTGCCGCCGCTTTTTCATTCTTTCCGCCGTCTGCGGCGGATGCGGTTGATGTGGCGCTCGAAGTCGCCGCTGCCGATG